CGAACCGGCCGCGTTATGTGGCTGCTGCGCTGACGGTGCTGCGTGCGTACGCGGTGAACCCTGATCCGCTTTTACTACCGGCACTGGATTCGTTTGAAGATTGGTCTTGGCGTGTGCGAGATGCATTGATTTGGCTTGGCGAAGAGGATCCGGTATCTGCGGTGGACTACGACAATGATGGCTCGGGTGAGATCGCGGCGGCGTTTGCGGCAATGGCTTCGGTAGCGCAACTGAAGCACGGAGCAAAAGCGGTACCGGAGTTTCGGGCGAGTGATCTGGTGAATTGGGGAGTCGGTAATGTGATGCTGCGCGACGCCATGGAGCAGTCGGGGTGTGCTGATGCGGCGAATACGGCAAAGGTGGGCTATTGGCTGCGCGCGCTGAAGAACAGGATGGCAGGCGGGTTGAAGCTGGTGTGTCGGCAGGTGGATGGCGGTCGTCAGCCAAATAAGTGGATGTTGGTCGATCCGTCAGCGATGACGGGGGTTTGAGGGCGGGGGATACGGGGTTTTTTATGTGGGCGCTTGGAAGATGCCCCGACATCACCCATATCCCCCGTCACGGTTCGGCATAGTGAGGAGTGTGAGATGAGCGATAAAGACCTTCACGAGTTTTGTTTGCGTTGGGTGGCTTGGCGTGAGTCACGGCGTTTGTACGTTAAGCCCGGCGTGGGCAATGTGCTGGCGCGTTTGCAGCCGTCACGTGTGGGTGCCGAACCGGACGCGGCGCTGGATCCGCAGATGCCGTGTTTTGAGATGGCCGTGGCGGCGATGCGGGAGATGCCGGAGCATGAAGCGGCGGCAGTCTGTTTCTGGTTGTTTTATGTGGAGCGGGTGCGTCGGATTAAGGTGGTGGCAGGGCGGCTAGGCATCGGGCGACGTACGTTTTACGATCGGGTGCATCGAGCGGCATTAGCTGCTTATACGTTGAGTAAAGCCATCGCAAATGCACAAGCAAAAGAAAACGAACGAATGGCTATTCTTTTGTAGGAAAGTCCTGCCCACTCGGTATGCCGAAAATCCCGCGAACAATCCAGCCTAGTAATCTGGCAAAAATGTAAAACGTCGCGGCGGTAACAAAAGCACCTAGGATGATTTCTCCAGACTGACTTGATTTGAGTCCGATAAGTAAAAAGAAGAAAACTATGAAGATCAGCCAGATTACGACTTTTATCGCTCTGCGGCCGCCTTCAAATAGGTTGATGTTCATGGGCACACCAAAGTAGTTGGATTTTCTCTTTAGGTTCCGGTCGATCAGTTTCCAAACAAGCGATGCTGGTCACTTTTGGGCACGGTCAGCGCATATTCAAAGTATCGGATCGCTTTGCCATCGGCGGTGGGGTAGCCGAGGATGCGGTTATTCCAGTGGATGTAGACCGAGCCATCGACTTTGTTGAAGCCATCACCGGTGTGCTGGCCGTAGCGATCGAACGCTTCGCGCAGTCGCATAGGTTTGTGGGGCATCCAGACGATTGACGTAAGTAAAAGCTGATCGCCGAATGGGCGAGTCGTTTGCTTTTCAAGCTTGGCGATGGATTGTCGTGCGCTAATGCGATCACTTTCGGCAGTGGCAAGAAGTAGCCGCTGCTGCTCCTCACTGATCAGCGAGTGATGAAGCGCATAGTCATTTAAAAAGATAAGTACGACTTTTCCAGCGGGTGTGAAGTTGATGAATTCATAAGCTTGATTTGCTTTGTCCGGTGTCGGGAAGCTGGGTACCTTGATCTGCGCTTTTGGGTAGAGCCGTCGAAATTCGGAAAAACTCATTCCGGGTTTTAGGGCATCGAAGTTTTGTGCGTTCGCGAATTGTGCGATGAACAGAACGAATGTAAATATCAGGCGCATAAAAGTAGAAAAAGAATTCTGTACATCAAGATGAAGGACAGTTCCAGAGCAAAGCTGCGATGTATTTGTGATGTATCAATTTCGATCACTTGAAGGCACAGATTCTGTACCTTACATTGTTGACACTTCTCGGCGCGGTGCTGAGAATTTGAATGGAGTGATTGTGATGGATATCTCTCGCATGAGCGATGTTGATGATGCTCAGTACTCGGTGACGTTGTATGGAAGCAGCATTTTCAACGCGGAGGAACGAGCAACCTTGTGTAAAGTGTTCGCTGAGGTTATGGAGTCGATTTTAGGTTCACCGAAGCAACTACTCGAGACGCAGTACGACTACAACCGGATCGCGAATAAATACTTTGGGACGCCATTGCCACTGAGCGCCGGCGGCGATGAGGTGGCACTGGTGCATCGCTGGGAGAAAGCCTACCGTGCCGCTTGCGACGCGGCGTTTGTGGCGGTATTTGGCGACCTGTCGTTTATCAACGAAGACATACACTTTGAAATCCAAGCTGAGGCTGTTTCTGTAGATGAGTCCGGATCCGACCGAGATAAAGAGCGCACGGCTTCGGGCTGGCCTGACGCAGGTGCAGGCCGCTGAAGTTATTTATTCAACGAAGCGTACATGGCAGGATTGGGAGCGGGGGCTTAACTCGATGCATCCCGCTCTTTGGGAGTTGTTTAAGCTGAAGGTGAGCCGTAGCGTCCGTCCGCCATTAGGTGGGTAGAAAATGATGTTGATCGAAAAAGTGTGCGGATGTACCTGCACAATTTTGTAGTGGCGCTGCCCGCACACTTCGCCCTAGAATCGGGCTCATCTAGCTAGTCTGTCTCACTGTCTCTGACCCCGCCGTTTGTGCGGGGTTTTTTATTGGTTCTCTCCCCTTTGACCCGGTTCGGGCGCTTTGCGCTGTGCCGGGTTTTTCTTTTTCTGGAGTTGTATGAGTGGTGGTCGTCCGAGTGCTTTTTCACAGGCGCAGGCGGATCTGATTTGTGAGGAGATCGCAAATGGTCGCAGCCTCCGGTCGATTTGCGCTGACCCATCGATGCCGAGTAAAGCGGCGGTGTTTCGCTGGCTGGCGTCGCAGGAGGAGTTTCGAGACCAGTACGCACGCGCGCGCGAGGCGCAAGCGGATGCGCTGGCGGATGAGATTCTGGATATTGCGGATGATGGCGCGAATGACACGTTCACAGATGAGGATGGTCGTGAGCGTGTGAACTCGGATGTGATTGCGCGATCTCGGCTGCGGGTGGATGCGCGCAAATGGGTGGCCGCAAAACTCAAGCCACGTGTTTACGGCGACCGGATTGCGACGGAGCTGTCGGGTGTTGAAGGCAGGCCAATTGAGCATCGGGTGATTGAGCGGGTGATTGTCGATCCGCAGGAGCCAGCAGCCGAATGACGCAGGCCGCGCCAGCGGCGCTGAGTATTCCGACGCCGCGTGTGTTTAAGCCATTGCTGTCTCAGGCGCGGTACCGGGGCGCTTATGGTGGTCGTGGCTCGGGCAAGTCGCATTTCTTTGCAGAGCTGCTGATTGAGCGTTGCCTGCAGCAGCAGACAAATGCTGTCTGTGTGCGTGAGGTGCAGAAATCCTTGGCTCAGTCGGTAAAGCGACTGCTGGAGCTGAAGATTACTGATCTGGGCGTTGGCCAGTTTTTTGAGATTCAGGAATCCAAAATTCTGTGCCCGCACGGCGGGATGATTATTTTCCAAGGTATGCAGTCGCACACCGCTGACTCAATAAAAAGTCTTGAGGGCTACGACATTGCGTGGGTGGAGGAGGCGCAGTCGCTCTCGCAGCGCAGCCTTGATCTGCTACGACCGACGATTCGTAAGCCGGGCAGTGAGCTGTGGTTTAGCTGGAACCCGAATTTACCGACTGATCCGGTGGATGCGCTGCTGCGTGGCGTAACCCCGCCGCCGAATGCAGTAGTCGTTCAGGCGAATTATCGCGACAACCCGTGGTTGCCGAATGTATTACGCGATGAGCTGGATTATGACCAGCGCCGTGATCCGGACAAGTTTTCGCATGTCTGGCTGGGTGAGTACCAGCAGAACAGCGAGGCACGCGTATTTAAGAACTGGGTGATTGAGGAGTTTGAAGCGCCAGCGGGTACATCGTTTCGCTTTGGTGCGGATTGGGGCTTCTCTGTTGATCCTTCAGTACTGGTGCGTTGCTATCTCGATGGACGACGGCTGTATGTGGATTATGAGGCGTGGATGGTCGGCTGCGAGATTGATCAGTTGCCTGACCTGTTTGATCGCGTACCTGAATCACGTAAGTGGTTTATCACCGCTGACAGTGCGCGGCCAGAGACGATCAGCTACATGCAGCGGCACGGCTTCCCGAAGATTAATCCTGCTCGTAAAGGCCCGGGATCGTTGGAAGAGGGCATTGAGTTTTTAAAGAGCTTTGACATCGTGGTGCACCCGCGCTGCCAGCACGTGATTGATGAGCTGACGCTGTACCGATACAAGACGGACTCACTCACCGGGCAGGTGATGCCGGTGCTAGACGATAAAGACAATCACACGATCGATGCGCTGCGCTACGCCTGCGAGGCAGCGCGTCAGGCGTCGGTGCCGACTACGACGATTCGTCATTTTCTGGATTCCCACGAAGGCGCGGGTGTGGGTAGTGGCTGGATGGGAGGGTAGCGGTGATGACGGATAAAGAGCTGGTGAACAAGGCGCATGAGCGCTTTACGCTGGCCGTGGAAGACGCACGTCAGAACCGCGAGCGGTTTATCGAAGACCTGAAGTTTTATGCCGGTGAGCAGTGGCCGGATCGGGTACGACGTGATCGCGAGATTCAGGATCGTCCGGTGCTAACGATTAATCGCTTGCCGATGTTTGTGCGGCAGGTGACGAATGACCAGCGGATTAATCGCCCGTCGATCAAGGTGAAGCCGGTGGACTCGGGCGCGGATATTGAGACGGCAGACGTGCTGTCGGGCGTGATCCGACATATCGAGCGCAACTCGAACGCTGACATCGCTTATGACAATGCGTTCTTTTACGCAGTCACAGGCAGCTTTGGTTTCTTCCGAATCGTCACGGATTACTGCGATGACCAGAGCTTTGATCAAGAAATACTGATTAAGCCAATCGTCAACTCACTGACCGTGTACTACGACCACGAGGCACACTCGATTGACGGCAGTACGTGGCGCTACGCGTTTATCACGGAAGAAATCACCAAAAAAGAATTTGAGAAAAAATACCCCGGCAAAAGTGGTGGCTGGGATCAGACCACGGGCGACACGCAGACATGGGTCATGGCTGACTCGGTGCGAATCGCCGAGTACTGGTGGGTGACGGAAGAAGATCGCACGCTGCTGCAGCTGGAAGACGGTACGGTGATTGAGCAAAGCGAGTACGACAAGTTACCTGCCGAGGCGCAGACCGAGCCAGTCGATCAGCGCGTGACGAAGATGCGCGTAGTGAAGTGGGCAAAGATCGGTGGCAATGAAGTGCTCGAGCGCGGTGACTGGGCAGGCAAGTGGATACCGATCGTGCCGGTGTTTGGCGACATGGTGTTCATCGAGGGAAAGATGCAGTTGTTCTCGCTGATCCGCTTTGCTAAAGACCCGCAGCGAATGCTGAATTATTACCGCAGCACTGAGACCGAGCTGCTGGCATTACAACCGAAGGCACCGTATATCGCCGCTGAAGGTCAAATCGAGGGCTACGAGCAGATTTGGGCAAAGGCGAATCGCGAGAATTACTCGGTGCTGCCGTATAAGCCGACTACAGTCTCAGGACTGGCAGTACCAGCACCGCAGCGTCAGGCATTCGCCTCGCCACCGACAGGTGTGCTGCAAGGCGCAGAGAATGCGCAGCGCGACATGATGGCCACGACCGGTATTTATGAGTCGAGCCTTGGCATGCGCTCCAACGAACAAAGTGGTCGTGCAATCGTAGCGCGGCAGCGAGAGGGTGATGTCAGCACTTATCATTTTTTAGACAATATGACTCGCGCTGTCACCCACGCCGGTCGAATTCTGGTTGATCTGATTCCAAAAATTTACGACACACCGCGCATCGTTCGCATCCTCGGCGAAGACGGCGCTGAAGAGATGGTACAGGTCAATCAGCCGTTTGCAGCAAAAGATGACTACGGTCGCGCAATTGAAAAAATCTACGACCTGAGCACCGGGCGTTATGACGTGGTGGTCGAGGCCGGTGCTTCATTCAGTACCAAGCGCGAGGAAGCGGCAACCTCAATGCTCGAGATGGTGAAAACCAATCCACAGATCATGAGCATCGCCGGTGACCTGATCGTGAAAAGCATGGACTGGCCGGGTGCGGAGCAGCTGGCGGAGCGGCTGCAGATGATGCTGCCACCGAATTTGCAAAAGCCGAAAGAGGGTGAGCCGCAGATGCCGCCCGAGGTACAGGCGCAGCTGCAGCAGAGCGAGCAGATGATTCAGCAGCTCGATCAGACCATACAAGCGATGACCGCCGAGCTTGAGAAAAAAGACCTCGAGCAGAGAAAACTCGAGATCGAGCAGTTCAATGCGCAGACCCAGCGTCTGAAGGTGCAAGGCGAGCTGGAGCTGAAGGTCGAGGAGATGTTCAAAGAGAAGCAGCAGGACACGACCGAGATGGATAAGGCTGAGCTGGACGCACAGGTCAGGCTGCTGACACTGGAAAAAACACTTGAGGCCAACAAAGAACTGAAATCGATTGAGCTGCGCGCAGAGATGCTCAAGGAGCGCATGGCACGCGGGCTGATTGATATGGACATCGAGGGCAATCTGATGCCGGGCGATGTAGTTCGCAGCATGATGAAAGAGATGGCCGCGCTTAAGCGATCGGTAATGGGCACACGCGAGATTGTGCGTGATGAGTCAGGCCGCGCTATCGGGCTGCGCCCGGTCGAGGAGATCGAGGCGATGAAAGAGGAAGAGGAAGAGAGCAACACGCCATTAGCCGAGCTAGATGACGTGATCGGCGACCTCGCTAATCTGAAGGCGATGCTGGCGGCACCGAAAGAGATTGTGCGTGATGACACTGGCCGCGCGATCGGTGTGCGTCTGGCGCAAATGAATCAGGAACAAGGAGACGATGATGGGGATTAAGCACACGTTTGTCTGCGGCATTGGCGATGATCCGAACGCCGCAGCAGCCGGTGAAGTACTGCCAAGCCACTGGAACGCCGATCACGACATGTCGGGGCTGGCGCTGACCGGTGATGTCACTTCAGCCGGGCTGGTGACGACACTGGCAAACTCGGGCGCCACGGCGGGCACCTACGGCAACGCCGGTAACTCGGCGCAGATTACGGTTGATGCAAAAGGGCGCGTCACTTCAGCGTCGCAGACAGCGCTGCAGCCGACCTTTGCAAATATTCAGAGTAAACCCACCACGCTCGCGGGCTACGGCATCACTGCGTCGGCGTCGGATCTGAGTAACGGCACCACGGGTGTCGGTGTGTTGGCGAGTAACGCCGCACTCACCAACCCGACAGCCACGACACAGATTAACAACGACAACTCGACCAGGGTCGCAACCACAGCTTATGTGGATCGCATCATGGGATCGTTCGGCAGCATCGCCGAAGACCCGATCGTCCTTAATGGTGATTTCTCAGCTGATCAGCGCAACAACGGTGCCGGTGTGACGGTGGTGGGTGCCAGCACCTATATCGTGGACAACTGGCAGGACACGTCTACTAACGCCACCATTGTTTCAAACCGTCAGCTGGAAGCTTTTCCGAATCTGGAGTATTCGTACAAGCGTGACGTCACCGTGCGCTTCGACCCGACCACCAACCCGACCAATGCGCATCTGATCACGCACTTTGTGGAAGCGTACAAGCTGGCGATGTTGGGCTGGGGATTTGGCAACCCGTATCCGTTCGTCCTGTCGTTTGAGGTCAAGTGTAATTTCACAGGCTTTTTTCCGGTAGCGGTGCAGAACCTGCTTTCACCGACTCGACGTAGTTTTGTACAGGACTACCAGATCACCGCCACAAACCAGTGGCAGCGCTTTCAGCTGGCGGTACCTGTAGATGGTGCAAGCTCGCTCGGTAACGCGGCGACAGCTGCCGGCCTTGCGATACGTTTTTCGATTGGATCAGGCTCTCAGTGGCAAGTGCCGACCTCCGGTCTGTGGACGAACGGCGATTTTTTCACCACCAACTTATCGGTACCGTTTGTGAACTTTGCCGGTACCCGAAACTGGTTTATCCGTCGTGTAAAAATCACCCCCGGCTCTGCCGCAACGCAATGGTCAGTACCCTCGGTGCTGAGAGTGCTGGATGAGTCACGTCGCTACTTTGAGAACGGCTACTCGATACAGCGGTTAGGTAATAACGCGAACGTAAACTTTGTGATTCCCTTCCGGTCGCAAAAGCGTATAACGCCATCGATGACCGTGAACATGCTGCAAGGTACGCTGACCAGCGTCACTGCGACACAGGACTACCTTACCGTGATCGGGTCGGCAACTGCCTCCGGCGTATTTGAATTCAACTGGGCAGCTTCGGCTGTAATGTGACATGTATAGAAAAACACTGAATGAGGGCTGGGTCTACAAAATCGAAGAAAATCTGTTTATCCCACCCGATGAAAATAATCTTGACTATCAAAACTACTTAGCTTGGCTCGAGGCTGGTAACAAGCCAAAGGCATGGGTGCCGCTCGATGCGCCGAACTAGACACGCGACTAGCGAACGCTAAAGGTACGCTGAATGGATGCGTTCCAAAGCCCGGGGTTTCAGCCCTCGGCTTTTCAGGCGCTGGACGCAGCCAGTAACGTCGTCGCGTTTCAGTGCGGTGCTTGGCAAAGGACGGCCTTTCAGAGTTGTGGCGGCAAGTCCGGTTGCAACACTGCGTTTCAGCGCTCGGCATTCCAAGACTCTGCTTTTCAGACGTGCTCACCAAAACCATCCACGCAGATTAGTGGCGGTGGTTTTGTAAAGCACCCGTTTAAGCAGCCGGTCTTTGCGCCGATTGTTCTGTCGCCCGAGCAGCTGATTGAAGAGCGGGTCAGGGCACGTGTCATACCGGCACCGGTCAAGCAGCTCGTTAAAAAAGTCGCCAAGCGCGCGCTAAGTGATCTGCAAAAGACCGGTAGCGAGATCGAGCGCGAGCTACGCATCGAACTCGCGCAGCAGCAGATTGCGTATGACCGCGCCTACGCCAGAGCGCTTGAGCAAGAGCGTGAGCGACAGGTCACCGCTGAGATCAGACGGCTGCTGGCGCTGCAGGCGCAGCAGCAAGAGACCAAGCGAATCGCCGCTATTGCGACGCAGCTGGCTGAGCTGAAGCGACAGATTGATGAATTTAAGCGACGCGACGAGCAAGAGATCGAGCTCTTATTGATGTACAGCTGAATCAAAATTTTTCCATGAAGCCCGCACCGCGAAAGCGCTGCGGGTTTTTTCATGTGCGAGCAAGACCGACCGCAGCGGCACTGCGAGACATCCACCAAGGATAGCTATGCAAACAGAGACTACCGGCGCAGCAGCGACCGAGAACGCGCTTGATCAGGATACGACCGAGCACGAAGAAAGCACCCACCCGGAGCACGACACCGGAGATGAGGAGCAAGGCTCCCAAGACAACGACAACGAATCTGCCAAGGAAGAGCGCAAGCCCAACCATCAGCAGCGACGTTGGGAACGGCTTATACGCGAGAAGTACGAGGCGAAGGCGAGGGCTGAGTATCTGGAGAAGATGCTCGCCATGCAGCAGTCGCAGCGAGGTGATAGTTCGGGTTCTGATCGGCCCTTGACTGAGCAGTTTGAATCACAAGAGGACTACGTCAAGGCGCTGGTTCAGCACGAGCTAACGCAGCGTGAACGCGCCAGTCAGGCGCAGGAGCGCGCGCAGCAGGATCAGCAACAGGCAGCCCGACGTGAGAAGTTGCTGTCAGAGGCCGAAGAGCTTGGCGATTTTGATCGCGATGATTTTTTACAGAGTGTGCAGATCAGCCCGTTAATGGCTGATGCCATTCTGGATTCAGACATCGGCGCGAAAATCGTCGTGCACCT